TTCATGCTGGGACATCTCATGCAGTGGCTCTACACCCATGTCGGCGGTATCCGCCGCGACACGGGGGCGCTGGCCTACAAACGGTCGGTCATCCGACCCGAGGCGGTGGGCGACCTGACGATGGCGCGCGTGAGCTTCGAGTCGCCCTACGGGCAGATTCGTAGCGAGTGGTCGAAGGGCGCCGACGGAAGCTTCGAGCTGCTGGCCGAAGTTCCCGCCAATACGACGTCGACCGTGTGGCTGCCTGCGGCCGAGGATGCCGCCGTCTTCGAGAGCAACCTGCCCGTGGAGAAGGTCGCCGGAATCGAGTACCTCGGCTATAAGGAGGGCTGCAAGGTCTACGCAGTCGGATCGGGAACCTATCGGTTCGACGTGCGTCCGCAGAGATAACGACACTGGAAAGGTTTGAATTGGTAAAAGGGAGTGCCGGCACGCAACATTGCGTGCCGGTGCTTTTTGCGGGCATTCGTCGGCGGAGAACCGAAACAGCGGGGGTAGACATCGGTCCGTCCCCGCTGTTTGTCCGCTACCGGTTTCGTCGGCCGCGTCAGAGAACCGCACCCAGATCTTTTAGGGTCGAAACGAGTCTGGCCGTATCGATCTCCTGTACGGGGCGGCGGCTCGCGACGCTCTGCGCGGCGGCGACGCCCGCGGCCTGGCCGGTTCCCATGCAACTGGCCATCACGCGCAGAGAGGCGAGTGCCTGACGGTCGGCCGACAGGCAGCGGCCGGCCACGAGCAGGTTCGGGTAGTTCGGAGCGATAAGGGCCCGATAGGGGACGTAGGCCGGTTTGTCGAGATCGATCCGGGTCTGGTGCGTGCCTTTGCTGGCGTGTATGTCGATCGGGTGGATTCCGCGGGAGATGCTGTCCTCGTAGCGGTAGGCGTTGACATACTCGTCGGCCGTTACCGTATGTACGCCGCATATTCTTCTCGATTCGCGCACGCCGGCCTGCGGCGCGGTGGAGGAGACGTAGCAGTCGGCGAATTCGGCGAAGTTCTCTTTGAGGATGCGCGTGAAGGTGAAGATGTCCTCCCGAAGCTGGCACTCCGCGGCGCTGAAATTACGGTTGTCCGTGGCATCGGCCGCCCTGCGTGTGATGTTCACGGCCACGCTGCCTTTGTGCATGACATTGTTGAACCACGGGCCGCCGAAATCGGGCAGATCGGCTCCGGCCGCCTTCATGGCCAGCAGTTTTTCGCGTACGGGTTTGCACTGGCTCGGTCCGTTGATGCCGTTGTGGTACATGCACCTGTTCAGCAATTCGCTCTCGGTGTCGACTCCCGAAAGGATGAAACAGTACGAGGAGGGTTGCAGCTCTCCGTCCGGATTCGGCTGCATCGGCACGTCGGCCATGTGTGCCAGATCGCCGTCGCCGGTACAGTCGATGAAGACTTTGGAGGCGAGGGTTTCGAGACCGTTTTTGTTTTCGATAATCACCGTTTCGATTCTCTTCCCCTCCATTTCGCAGCCGATCATCGCCGAGTGCATGTACATGTCCACGCCGGCTTCCCGGATCATCCGCTGACAGCAGAGTTTGTAGAGTTCGACGTCGAAATCGATGTTCGCCTTGGGCCATTCGATGAAAGCGCCGCCCATCGACTCCAATCGCTTGACGAACTCCCAGGGAATTCCTCCGATGACCAGTTCGTTTTTGAGTGCGAATACGCTGATCGGCGCGACGTATCCGATCGTGGCCATCCCGCCGAAGAAGCCGTATCGCTCGACGATCGCTGTCTTCGCGCCTTGCCGTGCCGCCGCGATCGCCGCGATGAATCCCGCAGGGCCGCCGCCTGCGATCACGACGTCGTACCGGCCCGCGAGCGGGGCGAGTTTCCGGATTTTCCGGCTGCCGGCGTCCGATTCGTCGCATGAAAGCAGTGCGGGCGACACGGCCAATGCAGCCAATCCGGCTGCTGCTTTTTTCAGGAAAAGTTTCCTCGATATCTTTTTCATACGGTGTTTGGGAGATTTCTGAATTTCTTTCGGGCGATTTATGCAGGCAAGCTATGAAAAAAATCGCAAATACGCAAGAATCCCGAATCCGGCACCCTTCCGCCGCACGGCGAACGCGCCCGTTCCGGAGGCGTCGTGCGGTATGCCGGGACGGCTGGGTGCGCCTCGTGCGTTCCTGAACCTGTGCAGGTCCCGCCGATATGAACGCTTGCGGATCGGGGAGCCCCCTCCCCGATCCGCAAGCGATTCTGTTTCGTGATTCCGTTGGGATTCGAACCCAAGACCCACAGCTTAGAAGGCTGTTATAAATAATTACTTTACTTGCTGTTTACTAAATATTTACGATATTTATTCGAAAATATTCGAACAACATTAGGATAACATCTGCATCGATCGAGTATAATCTGTCTATTTTTTGAACCCGATTGGCTGAGGGGATTTGCGCGCCTGCGGAACCTTCACGGAGAGTGCCGCAATTGCCTCGTAGATATTGTCGAGCTCCTTACGCATATCCTCCGATAGATCGCTGACCGCTTCGGCGTTGTCCTTGCCCGTCTGCTCCAACAACGCCAGCCGTGCCCGAATTTCGGCCAATTCTGCCGTTACTGTCGTCGTGGTCATGATATAGTTGCGCATCGCTACGAAAGCCCGCATAATAGCCCTATTTACCCGTATGGCTGTCTCACTGCGCAACACGCTCGAAAGCATTGCAACCCCCATTTCCGTAAAGGCAAAGGGCGGATAGCGACGACCACCCCAATTTGAGGACGCATTTTGTGATGTTAGACTTGAGGTCGCAATTTGCGTCCTCAAAATTTCATATTCTTTTTCCGAGAGTACGAACATAAAATCATCGCCCTCGAAACGCTCAATATTGCGCCTTACGGCCTCTTTCAGCCGCTTTGTCTCCACTTGGTAGAGTTCCGCCAAATCGAAGTCCAGCATCACCCGCTGGCCCCGTATTTCGTATATCTTGCTTTGGATGGGTTGCAGTTCCATGAGGTATTATTAAAATGCTATCGCAAGGGATAAGCCTGCCGGAGAGTCGAGACAAGCGTTATCATCCTTGATGAAAAATGGTTTTTACTTTTGTGATTGTATTTGCATTTTGTATACTATCTGGCATCTCTATTCCAATTAACTCATATAACTTTTTATATTGGGTGATTTTTGCGTTTGCATATTGGGTAAACGCCTGTTCCGTATATCCAACTTTGTATAGTCTATGAATATCCTCTGAAAAAGATTCAATTAAATATTTACTTATCATTTCTGGAGACTCGCCTTTCATCAGCATCGTAGAAACCACCCAATTTCGGCCTCGTTGCGGTTCTTTTACCACAGAAATGCAAATCTTCTTAATGTCATTTGTCATCCTCCATAATTTGAAGAATAATATAATTGACAAGATACCCACCGCCCATACAATTAGCATCATTACAAAAAAATCTTCCATATCTTATAGTTTTAAAGTTTAGATTAATAGCATTACATCGAATTGATCACCCCATCATCCACATCTATCACATTACTTTTTATGAACCCACCTGCCGATTTTTCCGTTCGAAGAATCGAATTCAAGATAGTTCATTCCGAATATGCGAGCATCTGTAGTGTAGTGGTAATTCTTTATATAATAATTCCCATTTATATTTTCATAGGTAAAGGTGAAATAGGCAACAATATGGAATGCGTCAACTCCATAGTCTTGCGGTCGCTCTTTTAAATAATTCCATTCTTGTAGTAGTGACGAAGATGGTAATCTGATCTCAACGGGAATTTGACCGCCATACATTTTATTGTCTATGAATTCAAGAGAACATCTATTTCCCGATTCATTGATCTCGTATAACGATCTCCAAACTGGAAATCCGTAAGTTTTATCTTCTCCTACATATCGAAAAGGTTCATTATATGATTTCCCATTTTCATGATACGGGAAATACTCTTCGAAAGATTCGTTGGATATAGTGATGACAGTCTCCTTTTCGCAACTGATCCCAACGATCACCATCAAGAATGATAACAGATAAATCTTTTTCATAATACAATATATTGTTGTAATCATCCTATAAAATATTGCGCTTAATTACTCCCGTCACCCGCAATAACCGTCGGACATCTTCAAACGGGATTTCGAATTCAGGGTAGAAATATTCTCCCTCCATTGGGCCGTTCTCATGCTTCATGTGGTTGTCGCTCATGCAGCGGAATGCCTTTTTATCCTTGCTGTAATACAGGCGTTTGAGGAAACGGTTTTCTTCCGTCTCTATCACGTACACAGTTCCGGGTTCAATGAAATGTTCGTTATATTGGCGCAGTCCGATCACGCATCCGGCAGGATAGTTCGGAACCATGCTATTGCCGTAGACACGCATCGCAAATTCGCTGTCTTTGAGCAGGCCGCCTATTTCGATCACACCTACGGGTGCCGTCTGCGTCATCTCCATACCGTACTCGGTTCCTGCTGCAACCTCGGCGTCATAATACGGGATCACTCTGCCAGAGCCGATCGTGGTGCCATTGTCTGGTTCATGAGCAATCCCGTTTTTCAGCATTTCACCTTCGCCGGTGAGAAGCCATTCAATGTTGAACTGTGGATAAGCGTCTATAATGCGGCTTGCTACCTCAGCAGAGATGTTTTTAACCTTTCCGTTTTGAATATCTAATATCCGCTGATATTTAACCCCTATATGTTTGGCGAACGTAGGGGCTTTGATGCCTACGTGATCCAATATTAAATTTATTTTATTTTGTCCTGTCAACATATTTGATTGAATATTCTATTATATTTGCAAAAAAAAGTATGTGCCTTAATTATCTAAGAGCTATTATTAGAGTTCGGAATCTTAAAAGACGAGAAGCCCGTCGCCGGAAAATAGTATCCGAGTTATGTTGTAACATCCACGATCCTTTAACTCTTTTACAAATGGTACAAATTATTGATGATATTATTTCGGGTAAGATAACTAAGCATATTTAATCTTTGCTGTTTCCTTCATATAGAGGGAAGCATACAGGAATGGAAAACCGCAATCGACTAACATGCGATTGTCCTGTTCCTGATTCAGAATTTACTCCTCCTCCGATCCCCATTACTGAAATACGTAATCCTCCCGAAGTCACATCTTTATTTGACGCCACAACAGAGACATCAAAATCAATCTGTTGTGCAGGTCTATATCTTTTCTTATCATCCGCAGTGTATCTTAAACTGACAGCCAACCCATCTTGTGTGGCAGGGTTAATTATTATATCTGAATCAGATAAAACCTCTGCGGCAGTTTCCAGCCCTTTCGCTATATCAATAATAGTTTTGGACACAAATTCGGATAATTCCATATCCTGTGGCATCATTAGTTTATGATTAAAATTATTCGCATAAGAAAACTCTATTAAAATAAATTTGTAATAATAGAATTATCTTGTATATTTGCATTGTCAAGTTCATAGAACGGCAACCGTTTCGATAACCGAACGAATAATATTAGATGCAAATATAATGAAGAATCAAGAGATTACAAACAAACTGACCAAAAAGAAGATCCGATTCATCGATGTTGCGCCAGCGATAAAGAAGGAGATCGCCGCAGAGCTGGGGTGTACGGTTGACACTGTGAATAACGCATTGAATCTCACATACCCTACCTACGGCGAACAGCCGGATCGCATCCGCCGGATGGCTCGTGAACGCGGGGGATTCGAGAACACCAAAATCAGGTGGGTGCGTGAATAAAAATTGGTCTTATGGAAATCTTCGCTCTTAGAATATTGATGTGTTCAGCGTGTTTGCTATCGGTGTGTTTTGCGGTATTTGCAATCTTCGTTATGTATTATTTGATCCGCTCATTCCCGATGTTTTTGAATGATGATTATAAAGACCCATATATCCAATACCTTGAACTAAAATATCGGATAAAATTCATTGATACAAACGATCCTGAGAATAACAGCAGATGACAGGAGAAATTTAGAGAGGGCGGAAATTGCCCGCCCTCTCACGGTCAGAAGCTATCTACGCACAGTTCGAACCGTAGTTCTCACAGTCGTGCGAATTTGCGTTCTGACACGAATTTGAATCTTTGCCATGATGCAAAATGTTTAGAAAATGAAACATTAGGGATAAAACCCTTCACCCGCTTTGGGCTAAGCCGTGAATACCCGCATCGGGGATTGCATTTGACAAGATTCGAAGCAAATATAGCGAATTTGACCGATTTCTCCTGTTTTTTAGACTATGAAAACAGATATGATATTAACGCCCCGCGTGCGCGGCGGGGTAGAAGGAATGAAGTAGAATTTTTGATTGAAGGTTAATAGAGCGATGAACATCCGAGATATACAGAATGCGCTGATCGAATCGGCCGATCTCGTGGCTTTGGCCGTGTGCCGTCGTAATGCTCCGAAGTCGGACATGATGACACGTCGGAAATTGTACGAGAGCTATCCCAACGACTGGCTCGACTATCATATCAAGCGGAAGAATATCCAGGGAATAAAGGCCGGAGCGGCTAAAAACTCTGCGATACTGTTCAGCCGGCTCGAAGTCGAAGCGCTCCTGAAAGCCGAGAAGATCGACGGGGCAGGATTGAAATGAGAGCGCCCCGAAGCCGGTGGTATTCATGATTGGAGTTTTTGAGAGAAGGGTGTTTTGCGGCTTCGGGGCTTGGCAAAGGTTTGCGCGCCTCCAATGCGCATAGGCAATCAGTGTGATGATTCCTCGCTGTCCTCCGTGAGGCTCGCAACAGGATGACGGCCGGGAAAGACCGGCAAATGGTGTAGTGGCGGAATGGTAGACGCACACAAAAAGATGGGCTGATAGTGGTCGGGCAACGCAAGTTGCGGAGGACGCTCCTCGGAAAGCAGCCGTGCAGGTTCGAATCCTGCCTACACCACAACGATAGCCACCCGCAGAGGTGAGGGGTTTGGTGCTCTGGCAAAATCACCCCAGCCCGCAAGGGCAGAAAGAGTATCGGGTAGGCCGATAATACCCAAATCGGCGGGTCGTGGGCAAGACTCGAAGAGACAGCCCCGCGACGGCGAATAGCCGAAGCGCAACAAACCGGCACAGGCTCCGAAGCTGCGACGACACGAGCGGCGAGGACCACCGGGACAAATGAATCCAGTGCGCCGTGGTGTAGGGGCAACACGTCACCCTTTGGAGGTGAAGTCGCAGGTTCGAATCCTGCCGGCGCGACAAAATAAAAAAACAAATGAAAAAAGACGAACTTCTCACGGTTTTCGGTACGCACGATATCCGTACCTTACCGGAATGTATCATGAGCCTGCTATTCGGGGATCAGGAAGTCCGCGACGACGTATTTCGCGAACTTATCCGCTGCCATGCAGGCGATCTTTCCTACGATTGGTTTCAAGAGGTCTACGAAGAAGAGTTATCCGAGCGGCGGAAGAAGGGTCAAGATTTCACACCTCGGGAGGTCTCTATGCTTGAAACGCAACTTACCGGTGCGCGCGAAGGTGTTATCCACGAACCTACTGCGGGGACAGGAGGGCTCATTATTCAGTATTGGTGGGAGCTGGCATCGAAGCAATTGCCTTGGCGTTTCAAACCGCACACCTGTATATTCACTTGCTGGGAACTCTCAGATAGATCGATTCCAATTCTACTGTTGAATATGGCTATTCGCGGTATGATGGGCGAAGTGTTCCATGGGGATGTTCTCGAAAATGTGGCCAAAGCCCGTTATGTGCTTCTTAACGAACAGAATGATGGGCTGGCATTTTCGGATATCGTTCGTGACGATCGTGTATTGAGTTATACGCATGCTAATCACGTGCATAAGCCAATGCAGCACGACTTATTCGATTAAAAAGGAGGATTTATGAAATTCGATGTCATAGCACAAGAGTGGTTCCACTCCAAGGTAGGACTTGTGAAGGATAGTACCCTGTCTGCTTATTATCAACAGCTTCGCAGCCATATTCTGCCTTACTGGAAAGACATGGATGTGGAGTCATTCAAAAAGAATGATGCGCAGCTATTCATCGGCCGAAAGTTTCAAGAAGGCTTGTCGATGAAAACGGTGAAGGATTTAGAGATTACATTAAAACAGATTTTGCTATATGCCGTAGATGAACACGACATGAATGTTCCCACTGCTTTTAAGTTGAAATATCCTACGGCAAATCTGGTTTCCAAGAAAGAGGAACTTCAGATTTATAGCCTCGACGAACAGAGGCGGATTGTACAATATTTCAGAGAGCATCCTTCTTATCGCACACTGGGAGTGGTTATTGTAATATGCACGGGACTTCGCATCGGCGAGATTTGCGGTCTGAGGTGGTCAGATATATCGTTAGAGAGCAATATGCTGCAAGTCAACCGTACTGTTGAACGGATTGTCGATTATTCAACTGGCAAAACCAAGGTTGTCATCCAGTCCCCGAAGACGATCAACAGCCAACGTTCCGTACCTTTTCCGAGTTGGCTTGCAGATATCCTGATCTCCTTTGCTGCGCCTTGTCGTTCGGACTATTACGTGATTTCCGGTTCGGATAAACTCATCGAACCGCGTACTTATCGCAACTATTATCGGAATTTATTACTCAATAAGATAGGTTTATCGCGGTGTATCAAATTTCACGGATTGCGACACACGTACGCTTCGACACTGATTACCAACGGGGCCGATGTGAAAACGGTAAGTACAATGTTGGGTCACAGCACAGTCTCGACGACATTGGATATTTATACGCACTCGACATTGGAGTCTCGTCGAAAGTGTGCAGAAACGATCCTGATGAAATAATGCCGAGAGATGTCACCGCAAGTATCGAGACAATTATCAGCAACCATAAGTAAGTATTATTCCAGATGGCTTAATGCTTGCCGGCGCAAATCGGCATTTATTGGGATGGATTCCTATGCGGAAGATTTCCTGCATGATGCGTTGTTGTTGTTTCTCCGAAAACCGGAGAAGCATATTCAATCAGTATTATCTGACGAATCCCGTGGTGATAATCATCTATACAATCTCATTTTGTCGATGATAGACCATAAAACAACTGATAGTGTCCGGGCCAGACGGTCGTTGTTCAACATTGATGACCAATATAAAGATCTTCCGCTATCCGGAGATGATCAGATAAGATGGGCAGAGCTGTCCGAAGAGGATTATGCCCGATTTCGTGAGGTATCATGCAATTTAAGAAGCGACGATTTTCTCATACCTCTTCCTAACGGGATGTATGTTCGTCCAACCCAAGGATGGGTCAGCGGGTGGGTACATAGCTATTCGATAAAAAATAGAAGATACACGTATTGGCTGTACAGCGCCTTCGTGGGATCGCGCAGCAAGGGAGAGCACCCACGCAGATTGAAAACATCGTCGTCACGTCACGAGGCATATATGGCGTTGATGGAATACAACAAGCTATGATTTTTTTTGCAAATTCAAAATGAATCGCTATATTTGCAATGCCAAACTTTCCACTTCGTGTAAGCGAAGTACATAATCTTTAAGCCTTAGGGCGAGTTTTCGGGCACTTCCTTTTGCGAAGTGGAGAGTTTGGCGACTTTTTGAAGGCTCGCCCTTCTTTTTATGTACTTACATCAACTTTCAGACCCATGCCAAACCTCTCTGAAAGTAGCCGACCCGCGAAGAACAGTAGCGGGGCTACATCCGTACCTTACCCGTACAGTCACCTCACGAAATCGGAGATCGTTCGATTGTTCCACCTTGAAGATATTCAAGAACCACTCACGCCGCGCGAATTCACGCGCTGCGCGATTGCTGTTGTCTCCCGTTGGTGCGACAATGTACTCACGGGCCGCTACTCGTCCGTCGAAAGTGTGGGCAGCAAGCTCGACTGTCTGGAACGCATCTACAAGAACCGATAAAATAAACGATCATGGATTCATTCGAATTGAAGCCCGCGCCTCTCTGGAAGAGAGTGGCCGGTTATTTCTGGTGCATGTGGTATAAACGAGTCCATACTCAGCGTCGCAAACGCGATCTGTTCCTCTATCGAGAGCGCAAACGTCTCTCCGAACCTCATAAACTTTACTAAAAGCGACTGATATGTACTTGGCAGGAAAAAATATCGGTGAAAATTTGGCGGTTTCAAAAGAAGTCGCTATACTTGCAGTGCCAAGACGTCGGCGATTCTTCGAATCAAAGACAAACATACGATTCACCGCAGATAAAGCGGGGTTCTTTTTTGGACGATTTCTTTTCGGAGAAGTCGACGTCTTGGCAGATTTCCAGAAGAGCCTCGCCTCTTTTGTCATATACATACAGCAAATTTTTGTTTCCATAATGCCAAGACGTGACAAAAATTTGACAGCCGACGCCCGTACTGCGTCCGCTTCAACGCCTACGGCGCGAAAGACCGTATCTGTTACCTCCCGCCTTACGAAGGCGGAACTTATCCAAATTATCTCAACCGGTCACATCGACCCGCCACTCACTTACGACGAGTTTTATCGTTGCGCCATTGCGACGGTTTCTCGCTGGTGTGTCCGTGTCAAAGAAGGCAACTTCGCCTCTACGTCGACGGACGGCATCAAGAGCACGCTCGACACCCTTTGTCGTATCTATCGAAACCGATAGCCTATGGCCGAGCTTGTGATCCTTGTTCTTTTCTCGTGTGCGATCCTGGCCGCCTACGGGTTTGCGGCCGCGCACAGAGCATATTTCGAACGGAAGTTTAACGAATTCTTCAACGAACGATGAAAAGCAATGTCATCATGACCCGCCCGCTGGGTAAATTCGAGGTATACCAACGCACGAGAGACGGTATGTTCAACGCCACGTCGTTGCTTGCGCAATGGAACAAAGCCAAGAACAGCAACAAACGAATACAGGACTTCTTTGAAAATCAGAACACCAAAGATTTCATCGAGGCGCTGATGGAGGAGGAAAATTTAAAGGTGCCAAATTTGGCATATTTAAAAACACGCGGCAAATACAACGGCGGTACATGGATGCACCCGTACCTGTTCGTGAAGTTTGCGATGTGGCTCAATCCCCGCTTCGAGGTTAAAGTCGTGAAATTCGTTTACGACCAGCTGATCGAGTACCGGCATCATGCGGGCGACAACTACAACGTACTTGCACGGTCGATCGCCGCGCTTCCGGATGTGGATTATTCTCAGGTTGCGCGGGGTTTGAACTGGATCGTCTTCAACAAGCATGAACGCGACATCCGGAACACGGCATCGCCGAATCAGCTTCGGGCGTTGGACGACCTGCAACGCAAACTGGCTTTCTCGGTCGATATGGGGTATATCCGGACGTTCCCCGATCTGATGAACTCCATGCGGAGAATCTACAATCGTCAACATGCAAAATTCTAAGAGGGAATGAAAACGCCAAAAGAAGAATACGCGGTTTATCCGAGTTTGAGTGTACCGGCCCGTTACGGGTATGACCTGACCGCGAAGTCGAAAGACGAGCCGATTGTGGTGGTCTGCGGTGTAGAGGAACCGAAAATACATCTCGTTCCTTCCGAACTGCAAGAGTTCGCCAGACAGATTAACGAAGCGATCACCCATGATCTCGGGCTGGAATCCGGAACCTGCGAGGTTGAATATAGAGGTCTGACGACTTCGGTCGATTTCTACGCGGAATACGAATCGAGTATCGGCGGCAGCCATGACGACGGTAGTGTGGAGCGCTACGCCGAATACACGGGCGACAGGGTATGCGTTCGCGTGGTATATGACCAATATGGCCGAGAATATCCGGACTATGCAATAATCCTTGAAAAGCAACTCAACTAATACATATTCAATTATGGAAGAAGCAAAAGTAACCAGCAACGCCACGGCGTTGATTCCGAATGCGGATGCGTTCGAAGGGCAGATGCCCGATCTGAGTAAAGCCCAACCGGCTCCTTTGGAGATCAGTTCGGAGTATTGGTCGCCCAAAGAGAAAGGCGAGAAACGCCGGATGTTTTTCATGGAGCTCCGTTCCGAGAAATCGATCGACGAGCAGAGCGGACAGGATATCGATCTGTTGGTCGCCTATTTCGTGGAACCGGTCGATGGCCGCAAGCGCGTCGTCCGGCAGGCGAGCCGTCGACTGACGGCCGTGTTCGAGAATTTTCAGAAAACGATCCGTCCGGGTATGGCCTTCGAAATTACCTACCTGGGCAAGGAACGCAATGCGACCAATTCGTTCATGTCTGACCGGTGGGCGATCGTCCCCCTCAAAGTAGAACAGCAATGAGCGATTTAGGCTTCGATGTTTTCGATCTGACGGGTGCAGCACCGGCGGGTGAACCGCTTGCGGCGCTACACTTCGACCGTGAGGAGTACATACCGTTCGAGCAACTGCTGGAGCATATCCGGCAGTTGCCGGATCGGCCGGAGCGAGTAGCGGTGAAGCGGCTTAACGTGAACGGCAGGGTCGTGTCCGATAGCATGGAGCGTTACCTCTCCCATGCGGGCGAAAGCAGCAGCCTGTTGAAAGAAGCCCTGAAATCGCCCCGCCATTACCTGATCGCCCGCACCTCGGAGCTGAAATC